ATTGGGAGTGGGTAAACTACGGCAAACTACCTAAGAAATAAGTTATCGTCGTTCGATATCTTCTTCAATACAATTTTCACCGTATTGGATTTCAATAAGTTTTAGTGGCTGATTAGTTTCATTACATAACATATGCCATTCGTTAATATCAATGAATGTACTTTGATGAACGTTTAAACTGCATTTCAAATCATGATCTGTACTAGAGTCCAAGGTATACACTGTGGCTTCACCTTCGGCCACAAACCAAAATTCAGCCCGTTTTTCATGCCGTTGCATACTTAAACAAGTTTTAGGCGCAACTGTAAGTTCTTTAAGTTTTGTACCTGGTCCGCAAGTGTGCAGAATCCTATAATAGCCCCATGTACGAGATGTCTTAGGCGCTTTCCATTCTTCCAATATCCAACTCGAAGAATTGCGTTTGTTTTCGCCGCCTACGCCGAATACAAATTCTACATTGTCGTCTTGATAAGACATTTCAGGAATATTGTCTTTGGTTCGGTCCCCGCCATTGGCAAAAATAATTTTTGCATCAGGATAGGCTGCTCTGACTCGTTTAATTGCATCTATGCCAGAACCGTCATCGTCATAAAACTCATAGACAAAATCTACCATTTTAAGATTGTCGACTATAGCTGCACGTTCTGCCCAAGGCATAAATGCTCGGCCTTTTTTACGTTCTAACCATGCATCGCTGTTGACACCTACTATCAGTAGATCTCCTAATTTTTTGGCTTCTTCGAAATAAGCGATGTGGCCACTGTGAATTGGATCAAATCCGCCTGTTACTAGTACAATTTTCATACAATTACTTATAAAGTAATATCTTCCATGCCAGCAGTTCTGAGTCTGCTAACATGACCTAACATAAAGTTCTTACTTTCCAAACCTTTCATTAGACCCAGCCACTTATTTCGAACCAGCGCAACTTCATTAATGATTGTTTCAAAATCAATTACCTCATCTTCGCCATCCACATATTTTTCAGCATCCCTGCTAGTTAGTGCTCGAGGATAATTTTCTAAATATTTTTGAAAATGTTTTTTTCTAATTTTTCTTAATTGTAGATTAAGATACTGTAGCACTGCTTCGATTTCTTGTAGCTGATTAAATCTCTGTTCTGTAATACCAGGCAATGAAGAAACATTTTTTTCTAAATTACCTTTAATATTACATTCAAATTTGGCCTGTATCAACTCGTTTTCATAATAATTTATAAAGGCGGGAATGTTTCCCATGTCAGATACTACTTTATTATACCACATTATTCTTCGTAATTGTCTTGATCTTCTTCATCTAAAAATTCATCGTCGTTGCCGGCATATTCATCATAGCTACGTTTTGTATAGCTGTCAATTCCACTAAATTCTTTAAGTTCTACATCCCCTATTAAATCAACCAGAATACTCATGAGATTATCTGAAGCTTCTTGTCGATCTTTTTGAGGAACGTATTGTTTAAGAGTTGAATATACTTCACTTAACACTTCTACATCAATTGTCATTCTTCAATTTCCTGTTCGTTGACAACAGACAATTTTTGATGAGGATTCTTAATATAATCTGCCATCACGTTGTCTAAACTATTATTTTCGTTTCGCTCCCATGCTTTACGAAATTGTTTAATAACTGTACCGTCTGCTAGAGTATATTTAAGGCTGTTACCTTCTTTGGATAATAAACCTTTTCCCTCAAACATATCAACTAAACCACTGTAAGGGTTCATACCAGTTTCGTAAGGAATTTTAACCTGAACACTTTCAAAAGGTTTGGCATAGCGAGTTTTCATAATCTTGCATGACGCACGAATACCTTTAACTTCACTGATCTTATTGCCATCTTCATCCTCTTTAAGCTTGAGTTTACGCATAGCAACAACAATCGAACTTGCATAGATAAAGCCCTGACCGCCTGAGATTTTGTCATCTGGGTCAAACATGTCCTGACTTGCGTAGGTGTGGTTTGTGGCCACTAATCCTAAGTTTAAATCACCAAACATGTTTACACAATTACGCACTAATGCTGTTAGAGCCTTGGGCTTGCGTCCCATGTCACCTTTCAAGTCACCTGCGTCAAATTGATTAACGTCTGTGGGAGTTAACAACATACCCAATGAATCTAGCACGAACAATACTTTGGGACGCTGATCTTCTGGTAATACTTTGTACTCTTTAACAAATTCACTAATCATCTTAGCCACGTCATCGATCATAGCCATGTTGAGTTTAAGCAGTTTGTCCTCGGACGTATCAACACCTAATGCGTGTAGCCATGCTTCATCCAGTGCATTTTCAGTGTCGATTAAGATAACATAAATGCCTTGTTGTTGGGCATTTTTAACAAGATTGCCCGAACAAATAAAACTCTTACCTGCTCCAGATTCTCCCGCAAATACAGTGACCTTGCCCATGGGAATTCCTTTATTAAAGTCCCCGCTGATAAGATAATTTAATGCATAGTTGTTGGTAGAGATCCACGTGTCTGGATCTCTAAATCCTACACTAATACCGTCAATGCTTTTGGTGATGCTTTTTCTAAATTTTGATAAATCAAATGGTTTATTTGCCATAATTAGTCCTTAATTAAAATATTTTTTATATGTTTGTGTTCTTGAATTTTACTATAAACATCGGCCGGGTTGTCAACCGAGCCCAAAGGAATACGACCATGCCCCAATGTTTTGTCGTATGGATCAACGTTATTCGTTTTAATCCATTCTACATATTTCAAATCTTTAAAAAAATCAACTTCAGTTAACATAAGAGATGCTTCTCCGCTGTAATAGTGCAAATTTTTAAAATTTGCATATTCGATTGATAAATTATCTTCGTATAAATCTAAAAATTCTTTTCCAAGCTCAACATAATGTAAACATAACGTGCCTGGTGGAAATTTAAAATCAAAATATTGGTAGTCTAATTTTTCCAACGGAAGTCGTCGATATTGATCTTTATTAAAACTCAAATAAAGACTAGGTATTACTTTTTGTTTTTTTTCAATTCTATGAACAAAATAATTTAGATTGCGTATGGCTTCTTTGAGCTCTAAGTTTGCAATACTAAACAGTTTGGTGGGTTTACCAAACTCTCCGCTTAACTGTTCAAATTTTAAATGCAAGTAATTGAAATATTCTTGTGGTTGAGAAACAAAATCTGTACGAATTTCAATAAAATTTTTCAAATACTTATTAATAGTGACACAAGCATTTCTTAAAATTTGCTCAGCTTCACTTAAAGTTAGTAAACCCGAAAACGCTTCTTGTTGATTGATATTACAATTGTCTAGGCACCACCGAAATTCTTTAATCCATTTACGGACAAAGTTGTTGTCGTTGAGTAATATGTCAAAAGACGCCTCTCCTGAGGCGCCTAGTACAACTGTAAGTTTCATTACTTTTGACGATTACGAATCATTGCTAAAATATCTTCTGCACGTTGACTAGCAGGTTTAGCTGCTGTTACAGGTGCGGTAACTTCTGGCTCATCTACTTCAAATGGCGGATCATCATGAGTTACCGCAGGTGTTGGGCGAGCTGCTGCGACAGATTTTGAAACAGGAGTAGCTTCTTCATCTGACTTGCTGTTAGAAGCACTGGTTGCCATACCAGCTGGTTTGTAATAAGCACCCCATTTGTCTGCGTCAAATGGTTCACCGTTTACACTGGCTTCAAACATTTCTTTAATGATTTTTAGTTCAGTGTCGCTGGGCTTCTTAGGCAAGAAGTCTGCCAAATTGTACAACCCAAATTTTTCAACCGCTTCAAGTTCAGCTTGTGTAAGAGCACTTTCTTTACGAGCCCATGTACTAGTATTGTAATCAGCATAACCGCCTTTGCTGGTTTTCTTGATATTAAAATCTAGTCCGCCTTCGTAGTCAGTGGGAAGATTTTCTAATTCTGGATCCATGAGTGCATTTTTTACCAGATTAAAAATCTGAGGGCTAATAATAAAACGACGGATCGGATTATCAGTTGGCTTGTCATCACTCAGTGGATTATCGCGAACAAAACCTTGGAATAGATAAGATTTTTTCTTCCAGTATTTACGACCCATTTCCTCGAGACTCTTGTCTTTAAACCAAGTGCGTACTTCTGCCAGTACTGGACATGCTTCTCCCCACATTTCAACGCAAGGGACTTGCACGAATGTTGGCTTGCTATCTACCTGACCTTTGATGCCTGCAAAAGGCAGTTTAATCATTAGTCGTTCGACCCAGAAAAAAGTGTTTTTAGTGTTTGCGTCTGGAAGGAATCGTACACGAGCTGTAGTACCTTCTGGGATGTTCCAATGGGCGTAAATGCCATTGTCACCGCCTGATTGGCCGCCTTGGCCTTTGCTTTCCTGTGCTTGAAGTTTTGCACGAATTTCTGCTAAAGATGTTGCCATAATGTTTCTCCTATAAATTTAAGATGGTCTTTGTTGTGCCTAGATATACACTGCACCGTTGCAGTATATAACATTTGTATTTAGTCTGTCAAGACAAAAGATTAAAAATTTGTGTAGCACCAGTCTAGTATAACACAGATCATTGATAAAACATAGCGTGTGAGCAAAAATTGGTGTTCTTCCCCCACTTTATTTTGTTTAAATTAAATTTATTAGATCGAAATAATAACTGGTTGTGTAAAAAAATATCGTTCAATGTTTTTACTTGCTCTGTTAGAGTTTCGATTGGCAGATTTCCCAGTCGGAGCAATTCTTGCTGTATAGCAGAGAACCGCAAATTGTGATCTTCTATTAGATCATAATCTTCGTTGATAATTGGTTGAAAAGTTTTAAAGCCCATGTCCGTCAGCATTTTAAGAAAACCCGGTGCTGCATATACAACGAACGGTTTACCAAATAAAAAACTTCTCATTGTTTTTTCAGTTACCACCCTCAAAATTCTGGGATTAGATTCTATGACGACTTCTATTAAATAGTCTTTGGCAAAGTGTGATGATAGCTCAGTAGTTTCCAATATCGAATGGTAATTTACATCTTGAATAGAACCAGCATTGTTCTTTATCCAATTTACAAGATCATCTTTGTCTGGTTGCATGTGCATTTTATAATGATAAAAAGTTTCAAGTCTTGCGTTACAACTTAAAATTAACTCATTGCTAAAATTATCTTGCAAAAACTTTGCCATACGCACTCTGCTCAGTGTAGTTCTGTTATATAACGCCAAGAATTTTTTAGTTGCAGTATTATTATCAATGTCAAAATTAAAATTATG